CTTCTCGACGCTTAGTCAGCCCTGGTAGCACCCTGCCTGCAGCCTTGTTCCACTTGCGACACTCCACTGCTGCACCTTCCCAGTCATTGGCATCGATACGTTTCTTGAAGGTCGAGATTCTGTAGTTGCCTAGCCCGCAGTTATACGCCCAACTGATGACTGCAGCAATACGTCTAGGGCTTGCAGAAAGAAGCCTCGGTGAGAGTTTTACCAGCCCGGATACGAAGTGCCTGACATGTTCCTGAAGGGCAGTCTCAGCTTGTTCTTTTGTCCAGACAGTGTATTGCCTAATATCACGACCAGTAGCACCATAACCGATAGTCCAAGGGTCGCCACCAGTAGCGGGGTCAGGATAAGCACAGCAACCACCGTCAGGAAGCCTTCGAGCATAGCCTTCAAAGGGCTTGATGAGTACGTTGATGGCAAGCTCAATCGCTTCATTCACTTGTACTTCTCTATGCTGCGGCCAACAAACCAAAACGTGAGAATCATGGTGAAGAGTCCAAAGTCATCTTCATCCCAACACTTCACGATTACTTCATGCCACGGTGCATTGCTTTGAAACGCAAGAACAAGCGAAGCCGCCTTGACGGCAGCGTACATGCCAAATATCGCCCAGGTGATTCCAGGGCGTACCAAGGCAGAGATTCCAGCCACAAACCAACCTGCTGCTTGAGCCGTTTGACTCTGTTCTTCAAAGGCCGCTTTAATGGTGTCGAGTTGCTGAACACTGTAGTCAACATACTTTTCCTCCATCTTAAAAGTGCCACGCATCTTCTCAAGATCGGTCTGCAACTGAAACATGTTCAGCTCATGCTGACGTTCATTCTTCTTATCGAGGAACTTCAGCACTTCCGGTGCTAGCCTGAACAGGCCACCAAAGATCGAACCTAGTAAGCCACCTGACAGCAACTCAAACATTATTTCTTGCTCATCTTTTCACGCTCTTCAAGCAACCTGACTTTGACCTGAAGTTCGTTGATATGGTGCATAAGCTGTTCTTTCTGTATAGCCCTTTTCTCTGCTGATATAGGGCTATCAGTTGGCACACCTTCCTTCGTAATCAGCGCAGGCATTGAGCCTTCGATCTTGGTTAGGCGAGTAGAGAAATCAGCAACCTGTCCTAGCAGCCAAGCCAGTGATGCAACGATCACAGGTATAACCGCTTTAAGAACATCAGCCCAATTCATTTGTTCAGAATCTGATCAATGCGAGTGTGAGCCTTGTCGGCGGTCATATGCAGATGCTCAACCTTAGCCTTGAGTTCCGCCAGGTCTGAACGAATAGCCACATATGCACCAAACGCTCCAGCAGCAGCACCAATCAGGGCTTGTATGACTACTGACATCGACACTTCCATTTAGGACATCCCTTCGCCTGGTGTGATGTACAGGTTGTGCGTACCCGTATCCACGATGGCAGCAAAGTAAACCGGATTAGTTCCATTGGCTTGGCCGTTGGTAATTACAATTCTAGTGTTGGGTGGAACCACAAACCCATACTCGCCAGAGCCAGAAGTTGGTATCACTGCTGTAGTTCCGCTACTTGCACCTGTCTTTACAAAGATTTCATGGTTGCCATCGTTGTAAAGTGCAAACTGGTTGGCAGGCGTATCAGCGTAAACAGCAACATTCGCAGATGTTGTCGTTACGCTTAAAAGGTAGGTCTTGCCAGTAGCAAGAAACGCAATATTATTTGCCACCTTTGTTCCCCCATTGCTGCGCTGCAGTCATGGTGCCATAGCAGGGCGCACCATTGGTGAACTTAGGCTGGAAGTTAGGGTTGACCTGCTTGGTCGTGCCTTGGCTAGGCTTTAGCACCACCTGTTTGCTCACTACTTTCGTCATCGTCATCATGCTTTGTTTCCTTCATCAAGGATGGTAAAAACACTGTGATGGCAAAGATAAGCAATGCGGCGATCCGCTCATAACTCGGCCCCCACATTGTCCAGCAAGCTAAGGCAAAAGTCATCGACAACGCCAAGATTGTCAACACCCTCGCCACCACTAACTTCAAACTAATGCGTACTACCTTCAACAGAAGATTCGAATCCATGTTCAGCCTCATGGGGTTAATTAAGGTTATCTAGTCTACCTTAACTATCTTCATCTTCGTCTTCATCCATGAAGCCTCTACCCCAGTCAGCATCACTCGCTTTCAGGCGTATGGCTTCTAACTTCAATGCTCGATCAATAATCTTCGACTTATCGGTAAGGCTTGCTTCCGGGTCTGCCATGACTTCAGCCAAGAGTTTGCTTATCGCAGCCTCTAAGTCAGGGTTTATGCCCGACTGCTTACGCTTCACCGCATCATGCGGCGCTTGGGCTGGCGCTCAGGCATCTTGTTCATAGGCTGGCGACCTAACGCACGTTGTGCTGCAAGCGAACCTGCAACCTCATTGCGCCCTGCTTCAGCGGCCTGCGCTTCTTGACGCTTCATCTCTTTATTGCCTTCAGCTTTCATCATGCCATCGTAGTTCATCGCATACCTCTCTTGGTTTTACGCGCTGTGGAATAGGCTATTGCAGCAGCCTGCTTGACTGCCGCTCTCTTGCTAGCAGGTCGGCTTGTGCCAATCTTGCCACTATCTTTGAATTTACGCACCATCTCACCGATGTTGGTCGAGATTGTCTTCTGGCTACTACCTTTCTTAAGGGGCATTTCCACCTCCTAGCAATGAACCTAGAGGCTGTGCTGCAATACCACCAGCAGAACCGGCGGCAATGGCTCTAAAGATGCGAGTGGCCGCTTCAACACGACGATTAGGATCAACCACACGATTGATAACTTGCACCTGCCTGCGCAATTGGTCAATCTCTTTAGCGCTTACTAATGCAGAACCTTCAAGTGCCGGTATGACATTACGCTCAAACACATCTTTGAGTTTTTCTGGGGCGACGCGAGACAATGCCAATTCAAGAGCGCTTAAAAAGTCTTGCTTAGTACGTCTATCAGTACCTAAGTAAGAAGCCAACCTGCGAGTATCTTCAATAGACTTAGCGCCAGTAAGAATTGATTCAATTGTTTGAGCCGGATTCTTGCTGCCAAGTACGCTTTGCACTGCTTGTTCAGGCGTGGCAACCGCTTCAGGCATTGCAGCTTTGGCTCGCTTCTCTGCCTCACTCATGATTGCTTTGCGCTGGCTTTCAACCTCGCCTGCACTAGCTTTGCGTTGCGCCTCAAGTTCACGAGCCAA